ATGGAAGCGAGTCAGAGTACGTGAATTCACCCAGCGTGGTCGAGCGAGTCAAAACGAAGTATTCCCCCAATAGCCGAAAACGAGTCATACGAGCGGAGTCACCCACCTTCATAGAACGAGTCATCCGAGCGGAGTCACCCAAGATTACAAAACGAGTCAGGATTTAGGAGTCACCCATAATCTACTAACGAGTCAGGACCACCTAGTCACCCACGGAGCTTAAACGAGTCATTCTGACTGATTTCCCCATGACAACTAAACGAGCCATGGTTGGCTAGTCACCCAATGAACTAAAGCGAGTCAGAGATCTATAGTCGCCCATTCGGTAAAAACGAGTCACCAGACGATAAATAACTCAGACAACATAAACGAGTCATTACCGGCAAGTCACCCAACGCACTCAAGCGAGTCAGGTGGACCTAGTCACCCAATGGATTCAAGCGAGTCACACAGAGCGATCCACCCACATGCATGAAACGAGTCATTCCATCGTAGTCACCCAGTGATGCCGAACGAGCCATATGAAGTTAAACCACTCAGAAGGTCCAAACGAGTCAAAGTAAGGAAGCCATCCACATCCATTAAACGAGTCAAAGACATTTAGTCACCCAGAAGCGTAAAACGAGTCCCGACAGTTTAGTCACCCAGCGCTATGAAACGAGTCAGCACACAAGCGACACACTCAAAAACAATAAACGAGCCAAAGCTGGAAACACACCCAGTCCTCTTCAGCGAGTCATCATCAAAGATTCACCCGCGATGAATGAACGAGTCAGAGTGTGCAATTCACCCCACGACCCTTAACGAGTCATTACGACTAATCCACCCAGAAAACGCTAACGAGTCAGAAGCCCCTAAGTCACCCATCAATTGCTAACGAGTCAGAACTACACAAAAAAATGTCACAGGAGTTGCCTATGACCCCAGAAGGCAAGGTTAAAAAGAAAGTTACCTCGATACTGAAACAGTTGGGAGCGTACTACTTCTACCCGGTCACCGGAGGATACGGTAAGAGCGGCGTACCCGATATTGTCGGGTGCTATGACGGTAGATTTTTCGGTATAGAGTGTAAGGCCGGTAAGAATAAACCTACTGCATTACAGGAGAAAAACTTAACCGACATCGCTGCCGCTGGTGGTATAGCAATAATAATCAATGAAAATAATATCGAAGAAGTTACTTACCACCTCACAGGTGAGACAGTTCATCCAGACCAATTGGATTTATTCAAAGGTCATGGACAAAAGTAGCACCGATTGGGAGGAAGCTATTTTGTGGGCGTACATAGCTCACAATATGGCCCCAAAGTATTCACCCATACGGTGGTTTTTTAAGGCATCCCTATGGTATGCCCGGCACATGCGTAGACGCGCACAGATAAGAGAGGAGAGAGACAATGACCAACAACGTTAACGGAGAGAGCAAGGCAGATCGCATACGTGCGTACATGGACGCTAACCCAGACGTTACGGTGGCGGAAGCCGCGAAGGTGCTAAAGGTCACCCGGAACTACATCTACGTGATTCAACGTCAAAACAACGGGCGCAAAAAACACTCTCGTAGGAAAACCTCCACTAAAAAAACAGCCCATGTTGATGCCTTTTATCGCACCCCGCCGGACCCAGCGGACAGTTACCAAGTAGATGGGGACCACTACACTGCACTAGCGGTGCGCCCGTGGGATGCAATGCAGTCGTGGATGACCGACGACCAATTCGTCGGGTACCTCAAGGGCAACGCCATCAAGTACATCGCGAGGATGGGTAAGAAAAACAGTTCTGATCTGCAGAAAGCGCAGCACTACATGCAGAAGCTCGCGGAGGTGCTTGCGAAGTAATGGACTTAATAACCCTAGATTTTGAAACATACTACGACAAGGAGTATTCACTCAGTAAGTTAACGACTGAGGAGTACGTGCGTGATCCTAGATTTGAAGCCATCGGCATAGGAGTCAAGGTAAACAATGGACCGACCGAATGGGCATCGGGTACACATACTCAGCTTGAAAAATATTTCACAGAGTTCGACTGGTCGAACGCTATGGTACTGGCCCATAACACTCTGTTTGATGGGGCTATACTCTCTTGGCGCTTTGGTATTAATCCTAGGGTCTATACCGATACTCTTTGCATTGCCCGTGCTTTACATGGGGTGGAAGTTGGTGGAAGTCTCAGGGCGTTGTCTGAGAGATATTGCATAGGTGAGAAGGGGCTAGAAGTTAACGACGCGATAGGTAAACGTCGCAAGGACTTCACACCTGCCGAACTGGATAGATACGGGGACTACTGCGTCAACGACGTAGAGTTAACGTACAAGTTGTTCCACATATTCCTACAGAAAGGGTTTCCTAAAAAAGAACTACGGTTAATCGACCTGACGCTGCGTATGTTCACGGACCCCGTAGTTGATCTGGACCTGCCCCTGCTGGAAGAGCACCTGCAACGCACCCGAGATAGTAAGGATGAGTTGCTATCCCGTGCGGATGTGGCTAAAGAAGATTTGATGAGTAACCAGAAGTTCGCTGGGCTTCTGGAGGGTCTGGGTGTCGAACCTCCGTTAAAGATCTCACCTGCAACGGGCAAGGAGACGTTCGCGTTTGCGAAATCCGATGATGGGTTCACCGCCCTTGCAGAACATGACAACCCCAAGGTCCAAGCACTAGTGTCCGCGAGGTTAGGTAATAAAAGTACCCTAGAAGAAACGCGGACCCAACGGTTCATCGACATAGCAAAACGGGGGAAGTTACCGATACCTGTGCGGTACTACGCTGCACATACCGGACGGTGGGGTGGTGACGACAAGGTGAACATACAGAACCTACCGAGTCGTGGCCCTAACGGTAAACGTCTGAAGTACAGCATCGTTGCACCTGATGGTCATACAATGATCGACGCCGATTCCTCTCAGATAGAGGCACGGGTGTTGGCATGGTTGGCGGGGCAGGATGATCTTACAGAGGCATTCGCTCGTGGTGACGATGTGTATATCGCAATGGCCTCACGGATATATAACGTACCTGAAGATGAAATCACCAAGGAGCAGCGGTTCGTCGGTAAGACTACTATTCTCGGTGCCGGGTATGGCATGGGGGCAGTACGATTTCAGGACCAGCTAAAAGCTTTCGGTACGTCCGTCAGCCTAGATGAAGCACGAAGAATCATAAATATCTACCGGGAAGCCAACTGGAAGATCAGTCAGTTCTGGCGTGACGCGCAACGGGCGTTGCAGGCTATGCACAACAACGAAAACTTTGCGTTGGCACCGAACGTACTACAAGTGGATAGCGCCAACAGCGGGATCAAGCTACCGAACCAACTGCTGATACGGTACGATGATCTTCAAGCCGAGCCGAGTGAGCGAGGTGTGCAGTTCTCTTATAAAACTCGTAGGGGCCGCACCAAGATATACGGTGGCAAGGTGACGGAAAACATCTGTCAGGCGTTGGCGCGTTGCATAATCGGTGAGCAGATGTTGGAAGTGGCGAAACGGTACAAAGTCGTGCTTACAGTGCACGACTCTATCGTGTGCTGCGTGCCGGAAGATGAGATTGATGTCGCAACGAGCTACATCGAGACCGCTATGAATCGTTCCCCGGCATGGGCACTTGGACTGCCCATCACATGCGAATCGGGAATCGGAAAATCATATGGCGAAGCCGCAGACAACGCATAAGATTGCGCCGTGGTCGTACTCAAAAGCCAAGAGCTTTGAGACCTGCCCTAAGCAGTTCTACCATGAAAAAATACTACGGGAGTACCCATTCACTGAAACAGAGGCCATCCGTTACGGCAATCTGTTCCACACAGCGGCTGAAAAATTTATACGGGACGGTACGCCTATACCCGAGAAGTTCTCGTTTGCGATACCAGTTTTGAAGTCGTTGCGGGACAGGTATGGGGAGAAACATTGCGAACTAAAAATGGGGCTCACCGAAGATCTGGAGCCCTGTGGTTTCTTCGATAAAAATGTTTGGTTCCGTGGCGTCGTAGACCTGTTGATCGTGGCTGACGACAGGGCATGGGTGATCGACTACAAGACGGGGAAGAGCGCACGATACGCGGACGTAGGACAGTTAGAGCTTATGGCGATGGCTACGTTTAAACATTTCCCTACTGTCAAAAAGATTAACGCGGGACTCTTGTTCGTAGTGAGCGATGAGTTCATACGCGAAAAATATTTCTCATTTGATGCAGACAGTCTATGGGATAAATGGCTGACTCGCTATCAGACGATGCAAGCGGCGGCAGACAACGATGTCTGGAACCCTATACCTAGTGGGCTATGCAGGAATCACTGTCAGGTGGTTGTATGCCCTCATAACGGAAGGAACTAACAATGCGTAGGCGAGACTACAAAAAAGAATACCAGCAACAGAAGGCACGGGGCGAACATTCTGATCGGATGGAACGTCAACGTGCACGTCGCAAGATAGATAAAAACGGTAAGGACGCTAACAAAAATGGGAAAGCGGATCGCCGTGAGGGCAAAGACGTATCCCATAACAAGCCGTTAAGTCGGGGCGGATCTAACGCCGATGGGGTGCGTATTGCAAGCCGCAGTGCAAACCGTGCACATGGCGGGTCACTCAGTAAACCGCCGAAACGTCGCCGTAGATAATGGAAATATTTAAGAACGCAGCGGTGCTGTTGAAGCTACGGAACCCTGACAGAGTAACGGAGGTTATCCCGAAGAGTAAGAAAGTCGGTGATAAGGTCGTCGTAAACTGGGGCGTCGATGAGACTCGTGTCCTAAAGAACCTAGATATAAATGTACCATCCCCCATTCTCGGGCAGTACAAGTGGTCGGGCAACGTCACACCGTATAGCCACCAGAAAACTACGTCGTCTTTCCTTACGTTGCACCAAAAGGCGTTCTGCTTTAACGAGCAGGGCACCGGGAAAACAGCCAGTGCAATCTGGGCCGCAGACTACCTGCTTAATAAGGGTGTTATTAGTCGAGTGCTGGTGGTATGCCCACTCTCGATTATGGACAGTGCATGGCGAGCTGACCTGTTCACCTTCGCTATGCACCGCACGGTGGACGTAGCGCACGGGTCACGTAACAAGCGTAAAGAAATCATAGCGCAAGGCTCCGAGTTCGTAATCATTAACTATGATGGCGTAGAGACGGTGCTGGATGACCTCATAGCAGGTGGATTCGATCTGGTTATCGTGGACGAAGCTACCCACTATAAAAATGCACAGACCAAACGCTGGAAGACCCTTAACAAGCTCGTTGGCCCAGACGTATGGGTGTGGATGATGACAGGTACACCTGCGGCTCAGTCCCCTGTTGATGCATATGGGCTCGCCAAGATGGTGAACCCAAAGGGTGTCCCTAGATTTTTTGGGTCATTCCGCGATCAGGTGATGGTGAAAGTTACGCAGTTCAAATGGATACCTAAAGATACCGCGACAGAGACAGTATTCGATGCTCTGCAGCCAGCGATACGGTTCACGAAAGAGGAGTGCCTTGACCTACCTGACATGGTGTACGTGAACCGGAAGGTTGAACTAACGCGGCAGCAGTCTACGTATTATAAACAACTGAAAGATAAATTTATATTACAAGCAGCGGGAGAGGACGTTACAGCAGCCAACGCCGCCGTGAATATGAATAAGCTCCTTCAGATAAGCGCCGGGGCTATTTACACCGACACCGGAGAGGTACTGGAGTTCGACATCAAGCATCGCTACAAGGTGTTGATGGAAGTGATCGAAGAGAGCAGTAAAAAGGTACTCGTGTTTATACCGTTCAGACATGCAATATCTTTACTGCATGAGAAGCTGACTGCGGATGGGGTACCTACAGAGGTAATCAATGGGGCCGTTAACGCTCGGAGGAGAACCGATATATTTAACAGGTTCCAGACTAGTGAAGAGCCTCGCGTCTTACTGATACAACCGCAAGCTGCAGCGCACGGTGTTACCCTGACAGCAGCGAACACGATTGTGTGGTGGGGTCCGACCGCATCCCTTGAGACATATGCCCAAGCCAATGCCCGTGTGCACCGGGCGGGGCAGGATCATAAATGCACGGTAGTTAAACTACAGGGGTCCCCTGTAGAGTCGCGTGTCTACGCACTGCTTGATAATAGAATCGACGTACACTCAAAAATCATCGATCTATACAAAGATCTGCTTGACTAGCGTAGAGCACGCTAGTATAGTCTCTGCCCTACAACGAATTAGAACGGTTGGGCAGGATGTCAGACTGCGATGTTGATACACTAACGAGAGTGTTTATCCGTATACGTGACGAGCGTGAAAAACTCAAACGTGCGTTTACGGAGAAAGACGCAGGGTTGATTGACCAGCAGGACAAGATCAAGGACGCCCTGTTGGAACACTGTAACGCCAACAACGTAACGAGCGTTAAAACTGAATCCGGATCGTTTTACCGTACCACGAAAACTAAATTTTGGACGAGCGATTGGGAGAAGTTCCATGAGTTCATTCTGGAACACGGGTGCCCTGAGTTACTGGAGAAGCGGGTACACCAAGGCAACATTAAGGAGTGGCTCACCGAAAATGAGGAGCTAGTCCCACAAGGGCTGAACGCCAGCACAGAATACTCTGTCAGTGTACGTAGGAAATAAAAGATATGACCTCTAGTAGATTTGCCCAGATTGATGCTGTGGCTGACCACTTCAACGTTAGTGTCTCGACTATCCGCACATGGATACGCAATAAGAGTATCCCGAGGAGCACTTATCTGAAGGTGGGGAACACCTACAGATTCGACATAGCGAAGATAGAAAAGACCCTGTTGGAAGACAGCGAGGAATCTATCACCGGTGACGTAGCTACTGATATTAATATAGACGACGACATCTAATGAAACGGTTGAGCCTACGGGACAATCAATTCCGGATAATTGATAGTGGGCACGAAACCCATGTATTCGATGATCCGGAGTTAGATGTCGTTATCGTAGATGCAGCACCGGTCAGTCGGCAGTACTATGCTGGAGAGTTCGACCCGTCTGCACCGAAAGCGCCTACATGCTGGTCAGACGATACGGCACGCCCATCCCCCAATGTACCGGAAGCCCAACGGGAAGCGGTGCGTTGTATAGATTGCCCTAAAGATATACGTGGGTCTGGGAGCAATGGGGGTCGTGCCTGTAGGTACAGTCAGCGCATAGTCGTGAGCATGGATGAGTATCAGGATGTCTATGCCCTACAACTATCCGCGACGAGCGTGTTTGGGTCAGACAGTTCGGGTATGCCGTTACAGGCGTACGCTAAATTCCTAGCAGCAAGGAACGTGTCTGCGATTAGTGTAGTGACTCAGATGTCGTTTGACCGAAGTAGCCACACTCCTAAGTTATTTTTCAGGGCGGTGCGCCCACTGGAGCAGGATGAGTTCAATAACGTTCGGGATCTGAAGAACGATCCGGACACTAAAAAACTATTACAGTTTGAAACTGTAGTACCCCAACCCTCTTCTATGCCGTTCTCGGTTGTCGAAGGGGGCTATGCCAACGGAGATTAGACACATGGCGGAAGTAAAAAACTCAACATTTATGATCGAGAATGTTGAAGCGCGTTACCCTAAACTCGATCAGCCATACCGGTTCGACACTGGTAAGAATTCATCCGTACCGTGTTCTGCAACGGATGATAACGCGGAGTACTCGCTGGATTTTCTCATGCCACAGGCAACCGCTAAGGCCCTGTTTACCGCTATGAAAAGCGCGTACGGCGAGCGTAAGCAGAAAGGCTGGCCTGCCCTCAGTAAGCCTACATGGCAGAAGAACGATGACGGTAAGTTCATCGGGAGAGCCAAGCTAAAGGCGGCGTACTCAGGTAATCCTACGGCTAAACCGCAGGGGTACGATGCTCAAACCAACAGACTGCCTGATGGGTTCAGACTCACAACGGGCAGCACCGTGAACATACACTGTGAGTTAGTTCCGTACTCAGGGACTATGGGGCATGGGGTTAGCCTTCGGCTACGCGCAATACAGGTTATTGATTTAGCCCCAGAGATGGAACGTAATCCGTTTAGTAAAGTCGAGGGTTTCACTGCTAGTGATAATCCTTTTACAGCTAAACCGGTAGAAGAGGTGGCTGAAGGCTCTGATGATATATTCGGAGAAGAGGCTGAAGAGGAGGAAGCCGAAGAGGAGAAGGTTGAAGAACCTGTAGTCCGTAAGAAGGCTAAGTCCAGTAAGCCTGCGGAAGAGAAGGAAGATCTTGCTGCAATAATTGACGATTGGGACGACTGAACCCCCGTGAGGTCGTTCTATACCTAGGGCGCACAAGTTGGGAAAGGCGAGCAGTAGCGTCAGTCTTTGGTAGGAGGTCATTCGCCCTACCACTCTCTTTGAAATAGTTACGATGAAGTGTGTCGTGCGCCACCGCGTCTCTCCCGGTGCGGTAGGTAAGACACCAATCGTAACAACTACTGCACAAACTCACCGTATTGCAGCACGGGGGACAGCAGGTTTGTGCACACAATAACATTTCTACAGACGGTCCTTAGTGATTCAGGTCACTATTGCCTGTTTGCATCAAAACGGACAGAGCAGCAGCCTGTCCAAAAGTTCTATGAGTCTATTGAAGATTTAATAGAAGAGGCCGAGCGATTTGATGAACAGGGGTACGATGTTTATTTCGCCCTAGCCACGTTTAGGGAACCCGGATCAAGACGGGTAGACAACATAGCTCAACTCCAATCGCTATTTCTCGATCTGGACTGCGGTCCCGGTAAAGATTTCTCTTCCAAGGGCGAAGCAGTAAGAGCCCTACGTAAGTTCTGTACACGGTTTAAGTTACCCCGACCATTCATACTCAGTAGTGGGTACGGGGTGCATGTCTATTGGGCATTTACAGAAGCTATCCCGTATGACGACTGGTTCCCTGTTGCGGACCATCTGAAACGACTATGTGCAGATAATAAGTTCGGCGCTGACCCAGCCGTTACATCAGACGGTGCGCGCATACTCCGAGTGCCTGACACACACAACTATAAAAAAACTACAGGGGTGCCTGTAGGACTGTTGGCCGGGGGAGACCTCAGTGAGCCAGTAGACTTCGATACATTCTCTGAATTGCTTGGGCGGGACCTGATACCAGTTCCTGCCGCGAGGGAAGAACGAAGTGCGCTTATGGATAACCTCATAGGCAACTTCAAGTATAGCTTCAGAGATATTTTACTGAAGATAAAAGACGGTAAGGGGTGCGCTCAACTACGTAGCATAATAAAAGATCAGGAGACTATGGTTGAGCCGCTGTGGAGAGCGGGGTTATCAATCGCAAAGTTCTGCGAAGATTCCGTTGAAGCGTCTCAAATAATCTCCAGAAACCATCCAGAGTATTCCCCCGAAGAGACCACCTACAAGGTCAGCCTTATTAAAGGCCCGTATACATGCGCTAAATTCGATGAGTTTAACGAAGGTGTATGCGGGGATTGCCCTCACTGGGGCAAGATAAAATCCCCTATAGCACTTGGGCGTAACGTACGTACCGCCGAAGTCGATGAGGAGACCGGACTATATACCGAGTCTGGACCGGTGGAGGACGAGTACGCTATCCCGAAATACCCGGCCCCGTACGTGCGAGGTGCCAACGGAGGTATCTACATACGGCAGCGGGATGACGACGGGGAAATACAGGAACGGCAGATTTATCATAATGATTTGTACGTTGTTAAGCGTGTATTGGATGCAGAAGTCGGGGAGTCAGTGGTGCTGCGGCTACATCTCCCCCAAGATGGCGTACGGGAGTTCACACTACCAATCAGCGCAGTCACATCTAGGGAAGAATTGAGGCGAGCCCTTGCTAGTCAGGGGGTAGCGGTACTTCGGATAGACGATCTTATGGCCTACACAACTAACTGGATAAACGAACTACAAGCCACAGGTGTCGCAGAGGAAGCCTATAAACAACTAGGGTGGACCGACGATTCGCTCAGTGCATTTGTACTGGGTAGCCAGAAAGTAATGCGCGATAGCATAGAGTTTAACCCGCCGTCCGTACAGACGATGGGGCTGTTCCCGATGTTTGAACCAAAAGGTACTTTGGAGGATTGGAAAAAGAACATAAAACTATGGGACGACGATAGGTTTCTCTTACAGCAGTTCGCTATGGGTATTAGTTTCGGCAGTCCGTTGATGGAACTAATGAACGTGAAGTGTGCCGCTATTCATTTCCATAACGATGACAGTGGTACAGGTAAGACAGCGATGCTGTTGGCGATCAACGGAGTGTGGGGCCATCCGGAGCAGCTTATGCTCACGAAGGATGACACGTTAAGTTACAAAATGAATCGAGCCGAGGTGTACCACAATATACCTGTAGCTGTTGATGAGATAACTAACATGAGCCCGAAGGAAGCCTCCGACATGGTGTATCAGTTCAGCGGGGGTAAGCAACGGGGGCGGATGTCGCCTAATTCAAATGTTGAACGGTACACGGGGGCACCGTGGCAAACACTGGCGGTGTTTACCGGTAACAACAGCATCATAGAAAATATCTCGTTAGATAAACTCGCAGCGAAAGCCGAGGCCCAACGGGTGTTGGAATGCAAAGTGAACCGGATCTTTGACGAGGTGAAGGATAAAAATATAACGGATAAGTTTGAGCGGGGGCTATACGATAACTATGGCCTAGTGGGTCCGATATACCTACAACACCTGATGCAAAATTTAGATGCGTATCGCCAACTACTTACGACTGTACAGCAGCGTGTGGATAACCACGGAGGGCTAACAGCAGAAAATCGGTTCTGGTCCTCTGCTATTACAGCATGTATGACCGGGCTGATTATCGCGAAGAAGGCTGGACTAATTAATTTTGATCCCAAGCGAGTATTTTCATGGGTCATGTCTGACTTGATCCCCCAGAATAAAAGCAACATTCAGGGTATGAGCAGATCAGTGCTGGACGTTATGAATGATTTCTTCACTGAAAATATAAGCTACATTCTGCAGATCAAAAGCACGCTGGATAACCGCTCCGTTCATGGCAACGGATTGGATGAGCTAGTGATACCGGAGCAGATTGCACGAGGGAAGCTCATTGCTCGATACGAGACTGACACTAAGCTGTTCTACGTTAAGCCTAAACCCCTCAAGGAATGGTGTGGTTCTCTGCAAGTTAACTACGCGCACCTTATAAACGAGGTCATAAAACACTGCGAAGGTAAACGGGGGAAGGTCCGACTGACTAAAGGGACCAATATGCAGCTACCGTCGTCTGACGTAATAATTATGAAGTTCGACGTAGAGTCTATAGATGCTAACGCCAATACTCCGAACGTTCGACCTGCATCCTGATGGGGTTCAGATCATTGTTAACTGGGATGGGATGAGTATAGGCACGTCGGTATTTGTACCGTGCATCAACACTCACCTAGCGGAAGTACAGGTTAAGAAAGTAATTTCAGACAAAGGGTGGTCGGTCAGGTGTGAACCGAGAATAGAAGGGGAGCAACTGGGTATTAGAGTCTGGCGTACATTGTGATATATTAATACCGGACGGCCAGTTAAAGCATGTCTATCTCCAACCATTTACCCCCCTCTACCACTAGGTACAGGGGGGTTTTTTAATTTGTAGCCTGCTCTATGTACCTTGGGAATCGAGGCGTGTACCCACCGTCCATGGTTTTACGTAGTCGGTTTGCACTATCTACACTTCTACGTAATGACTTCATGGTTATGAGTAGCTTCGCATCCTTCTGCGCTTCCGTGGCGTTCCAATCCCTGATGTCCTTCATGGCTTCATCTAGGGCTTCCATATCTCCCATACTTAACGCAATGCGGTAACGTTTTCGGAGACGGTTCATCTTATCTGTAAGTGCTCCATCTATCTTCGCAGCAAGAGATGTCCTGCGTTGGACCTCAACATAACCTGTTGGACTGAACCCCATAGACTGGGCAAAATTTTCGCCTAGAGATGTCTCATAGATAAGATCTCTATTTCGGGTCCGGTAGCCGTCTTCAACCGTTAGTCGGTTTGCCTTCAGCAGATTGGCGACACCTGTAGGCAACGCTTGTTCCCAAGCTCGGGAAGAGGCAATCCCTTCTTCCCCGAAGAGTTCTGCAGAACGCAATGCCCGTTTGGTTACGCTACCGGCAACACCCAATGTCTCAAACCACATTCTCTCTACTGCATCGTCAGGACTTTCTCCTCTGGGGACGAACCTCGATTCTGCAATTACCAGATCAGATAGTTTCGTACGAGACCCTACATCTACACCTAGCGCAGCATTGACAGGTCCGGTCCGAACCACATCGGGTAAGAGACGGGCCATAAAATTGTCGAAGTCTTCTTCCTCATCATCAAGGAAGAACAGGTCAGCCATACTTCTAACCAACCCGTATAGAGGCACCCCGGCTATACCACCAAAGAAGGCACTGGTACCGAACAGACCCGCCATTTGTTTTGCCGCTGCAGGGTCTCCTCTGAACATAGCACTCGCCGTCTTGAGCATCATGTAGTACATATTCAGACCGTAGGTCTTGTACATGAACGCTACTCGCCCAAGGTGTTCCTGAGATATTCGGGGGGCAGTCTCTAGGAAAGCACCACCGTTATATTCAGTGGTGTCCTTTATGGCTTGTTCTACTGCGAGGGCAGACACCTGCCTAGCGGACAGTTTAGGATTTTTAGCTGCTATATCTTTTTTAGCGAGTGAATACGAAGCGACCAGCATAGTCTGCCGGTTAAACCGCTCTACTTGGTTAAAAGCTACAGCGGACATCTCGACCATCTTGTCGAGCATACCCCCAGCGGATTTCTTACGGGTAGGACGTTGCCCCTCATGTAGTCCTAGCACGTCAAGGAGGAACGATTTAGTCAACATGCCTTGATCGAGCGCACCCTGTACCAGAGGCTGTATCTCTCGTAATTCTCTTGTCTGTTCCGGACTAAGATCTAAATCAGTCCTTAGTTTTAGCCTGCCGCTATCATCTTTTACGTAGAACGCATCTACTCCGTGGGCAATGCTAAGGCGGCGTCTAAGTGCATCAGGAGCGCCTTTCTGAGCAGTGAACACAAGTCTGGTGGCGTTAGCTATAGCAGCAGTCGCTTCTGCGTACCCGTACTTGCCTCCAAGCATAGGTAGCCCAACCAGAGGTACCTGACTAGCGTTTACCAAAGCCGAAGACGGGTTAAACCCGATAGTGATTAGGAAAGCCACCTGATTGGCCCGTTTTGCTATGGCGTCTAGGATCTTGTTCTTCCCACCTGTCCTTGCAAACTCAGAACGCTTTATAAGCTCGTCGGCAACTTTGGTCGGGGTCAGTGGTAGTAAATAAAAACTACTAGTGGTAGATACGGCTGCGGCTGTCTCTCTTATCTCGGTTTCAAGGGTTTTAAGTTTCGCCGTCTCCTGCATACGAACGATCTGGCGTCCTAGGGAGAACGCTTTTTTATCGAACGCCTCGATTGCGTCAGGTATGTAACCTAAGGTCCCTTTACGTTTCTGTAAAGATTTAGCTAGTGCTGTCTCAGGAAGTGCATCGACAAAAAGTTGTACGACGCTATCTTTAACTTCAGACGGGACTTTACCTTTATCAAGTAGCTGCAGCACATCATTAACGAGTGCGCCATCGGGAGCATCCCTAGAATATTTCTTATGCCCTGCAGGACCGTAATACTCCTCATCTGTAGTTACTTTTACCTTACGGACTCGTGGGTCATTCTTCAGTGCTCTTCCATGAGCATCTGCGTCACCGGCTGATTCAAAGCGTTCTATTACAAACGAGTCCCCGCCTTCTACTACAGCTTCAGGTACTAATTCGTAGGTAACGATATGCTCTCCGGAACGCAGGAGCGGGAAGTACACGTCCAACCCCCCCGATGCCGTCAAGGCTTTGTTTAGCCGGTCCTTTACCTGCTTTATAGTCTGAGCCCGTTCGGCTTTGGCAGCTTTGTCCTTGGGGTCTACCCCATCTTTAAGCGCATCAAGCCGTCCATTTATAGTAGCGATGAGATCGGAGTACAGTCTTTTGTACTCGTTACGCATACGTTTATACGTACGCTGCCCATCATCCCCCAAGCGTTCCCAATCAGTACGCTGGGCTTCCCATATGGCGAACTTCTCAGCGTCGTATTTATTCTTCGCTGCGCTTCTGGATAAAGTCGGATCTACCTGCCATATGGTTGCCCCATGAGTCTGGCTGTAGATAACATCACGTAAGGCTACATACTGTTCCGTTGTCGCAGTCTTCACCCACTCTACTAGGTGCTTAGCGACCTTACCCACACGCTCATCGGAAAGTTCCGTCTTACGTCGTTGAGCGTTTATTAGCTTCTCTAGGGCCTCCGCTTTAGCCCCTAGCTCGGGACTAAGTTTCCCGGCGAAGTCACGGATAGAGTGGAAACTAAACAGCCCAAATGTACCTATTGCAGGTAACTTACGTACTATATCCTTAGCCCCTACAGCACCGCGACGTAACCAGTTGAACCTATCCTTTTCGGGTAGCTTCGGAGGGGTTACCTTGCCACTGGTTATTACGTCCAGAACCCCTCTGGGGTCCATCGCAAGTTCCGCCCCGGAACGACTCTCCGGAGCAGGGTATAAGATCCCCTCAATAAGCCTGTCAGCCTCAGCCATTGCTGAACGATTAAGTACAGGCTTAGGACGCATACCTACCAGCTTGCGTACATAATTCCCCACGGTGTTGAAGAATCGCTTCAGTGCGCTTACTGCACTGCCATCAGGATAGACTAAGGCAAGATCGGACTGGAAACTGGGATTACCTAACGCTTCAGCTACGAACTCTTCCAGCCCGGTCATACCATAGGCATCAGGAAGTTTGTTCTTAACGCTGTCGTAGAGCTTCTGCAGCTTCCGGGTTAACGGGTGTTTCTTATTGGCTATCGTCTCTGCCGTGGCTGCGTGCACCATCTCATGGAGTAGTACATGGGCGTTTAATCCATCGGCTTTTGAGAGACGTATTGTGTTAGTGGTGGGATCGAACACCCCTGCTAAACGTTTACCCGCTGTATTCTTGAGGTTGGGTACAATTTCAACCTTGGTCGTGCCTACAACCTTAACCAGCTTCTGCGCCACATTCTGCACACGGGTGTTCGGAGCCATATCCGCAAGCGTGAGTAACGCAGTACGGAGGTTTCCTCGGCTCAAGGCAGACACAACTGCTGGGTGAAGGGGGATATTCAAGGCACCGAGAGCGTTGCTCGGTAAATCAAAACCATAGTAATCATCTACTGGGCTCCGTGCCCGATTCTGACGATCCGGATCAGAAAGATCTAACGTCTCTAGGTTCTCCTCCGCGGTTGAATCGAGATATGCTGTACTTGGCCCCGGCTCTTTCCCGCTACGTTGTTGTCTAAGGAACTCGGCTTTAGCGTCTCTCTCCCTTTGCTCTGCCTCTGTCCTATTCTGCCTTGCCTCGGCTCTGTTCTTGCGAGCAATGGCTTTGTTCCGTTTTTTCGCGGATTCAAGAGTCGCATCTACAGCTTCTGTTTCAGCAACGCGCCTCGCTATATCTAGCTCTACTGCTTCCCGCTGCTCCCGCACCCACGTATTGAACTGTGGGGACAGATTAGCTTCGACCCAAGCAAGTACACGCGCTCCGGATTTAGCACTCATATGCTTGAAAAATTCAGCTTCTGCCTCTATGGCATTTTTCTCTTCCGGGGCCACGTCGGCGGTAGGCGGTCTGTACTGCGGTTGTTTGGTAACTACGTCGTATATAGCCAATGAAACAGCATCACTAACTCGGGGGGTCTTACCAAAGTACCCATCGAGAGAATTGAGCACGGTGACAGCCTTAGTATTAGCTAACGCTAGGGCTCCCTTACCTGCCGTCGTCGGCCTTGTCGTTATAGCTTTTACTTTGGCTATATCTTCCTTCGTAGCGTATTCCTTGCGTACCCCCTTGAATCGTGTAGCAAAATACTCACCTAAAGTCTTATAGAGGTCCCTATACTTAGGGAGCGTTAGGTCTTCTTCAGCTTTTTTCTTGGCTTTTCTCTCGGCTGCGGCTTTTCTCTTAGCTGCTGCGGCTTTTTTCTCGGCCTTTCTCTTGGCTTTCTCCTCGGCTTCTCTCTCGGCTGCGGCTTTTTTCTCGGCTGCGTCGTCTTTAGCCTTTTTCTTGGCTACCTCTTCCGTAGGCTGCTTTACTTTGCTGGGCGGCGTTTCCGGGGGCATCCTTCTCTTAGTCTGTATTCTCCTAGGAGTTACAGAAGGATCGGAACCACGTACTTGAGTCCCTTGATTTCTTCGTTTCTTTCCTGTAGGGGAAGGAGTTACCTCAGGAGTAGTGGTTACCTCAGGAGTAGTGGCTACCTCAGGAGTAACGGGTACCGCAGGGGTTGGAGCTACCTCAGGAGTAGTGGTTACCTCAGGAGTTGAAGCTACCGCAGGGGTTGGAGCTACCGCAGGGGTAGGTGGCGGGGGCATGAAAAGGTCTGTCTGACCTTCCGGTGTGCCCTCTATATTGCGGATGATGTTCGCTCTGGTAGCTGCCCCAACGCGCCTGTTATTAGCAAACTGCGTAAGGTTCTCCCGCACCTCAGGAGCGCTAAGGGGTTTACCTTCTACGTCCTTACGTAGGGCTTCAGCAGCCTTCCCTTTCTTGGGGATTCCAAGGTCATCTAAGAACTTAGCGTCAACTACTTCAGGTGCTGGCCGGGGTTGTTCGGGTTGCGCTTGTTCTGTTAGAAATCTATCCCCTTCCAGATCAGCGTCACTTACAGCACTCAGTTCCTCGATAGTGGCGTCGTCTAACTCGCGGGTCTCCAACGGACCTAAGTTTAATTCCCCCTGTGTAGAGAACAGATCGGTCTGCTCTGGAGGCAGTGCTCTGGTGGCTTCGTCTATGGTGCTACGTACAGCAGCAATGCGCTCGGGTAGTGCTGCGGGGTCTTCCTTGCTAATACGTTTAGCATCCAGCGCGGCACCCCTGATTTCGGGGTCTGTTTCTGCTGCTATATCTTCAAGTGCACGAAGTTCTTCCTGCGCTACACTCAGCACCCTACGCGGAGACGTTTCCGCAACTTGGGATTCGGCAGTACCCTCTTCTGTCGCAGGTTCCCTAACATCCAATGCGGGAGTAGGCCCTCTACTAGGGGCTTCCGGTCTGTCTACCGGTTCCGGGTCTAAACCGAAATCTAATTCCCTCTGTTCGGGAATAGCTTCAGGAGGACCTGTAGTCTCATCATAAGCAGCTACAAGGCTACCAATGTCGTCCTCAACTGTTTCATCAAACAGTTCGCCCCGAGTAGCTAAGGTACCGGTCCCTTCGGTAACCTCGTCAGAAGCAGATGGGGTAGCCGTACGCCTTCTACCTCCAAACGCCATAATTGCAGCTTGTGCAACTGCGCCTGCTACGCCACCCGCTTGAGCGGATTTCTTCAGTTCTTCCAATCCTGCACCATCAAAGAACTGATGGTCCGGGTTATACCCATATTTCTCTATGGCGTCCTGCGCGACCTCCGCAAAAACTTCTTGGGCACCTTCTGCTCCACCTCTCTTGACTAGTTTCCCTGCGATACGTATAGGCGTAGCCAGAAGACCCGAAGGCTGTTTAGCTAGGTCATTAGTCTTTGCAATATCAGTCTTACTAAGAAGATTTCTTACTCCCGGTACCCGGCCCAGAACTTTCATCCACGGAAGTATTTCAGATAGACCGACACCGGCACCAAGTAGTGTTGCCGTATTACGTTCGTCTTCAGTGGCATCTGCGGCACGGGCACGCTCGCTGGCCTCACCGGCTCCACCTGCTACTCCGAGTGCGGTTGCTCCCGCCAGACCTACTCCCCCAGCGACAGCGGTTGCAAGACCGCCCCCCGGAACTACAAAGGGAAGCGCAAGGGGCGAGAAGAACGCCGCTAGGGAACCTATACCCGTACCTGCGGTGTACGCGAAGCTATCAGGATCACCAAACTCAGGTGTGAACTGCGAGGCTATACCCTGAATCTTTTCTCTGGCTGCTAGTTCTTCCTCCTCCTCAAGCAGCGCAGCCGTACCAAGCGCAGCCGATTCAAACGTACCAACAGCACCAGCCCCTGCACCCGCAGCGAGGTTTTCGTACCAAGTAGAATCTTCAACGGGAGCGCGACGTGCGGGGCGTTCGGCTTCAACAAGAGCGCGACGTGCTGGGCGTTCGTCCTCAACAGGGGCACGCTGCCTTTCTTCTTCCTGCCTAGCCAGTTCCTGCTCAGCCAGACTTGCGCGTATAGCTGCGACTACTTGCTCTTCAGTAGCCCCCGGAGGCCCGTTTATTTTGTAACGGGTCCCATCCAGACCTTGGACTGTATAGGTGGTCAAGGGTTTACGACCTCAACAGGCCCAAAACTTTGGCTGTTCCCTACTGTACGCTCCATCTCGGCTACAATTGCTTGTTCTTGCTTTATCAGATCTGCTACTTCATCTGCCGTCATCATCTGTGTTCGGGCCGTTTCATCTAACTTTGCGATTTCTTTGTTTAACTGCTCGCGTTCAGCTATATCCTCCTCGGTGGATGCATTCACAAGCTGCGACAATCGGCCAATATAGGGCTCCCGTTGTGCCTTAAACTCCTCAAGTATGTTCGCCTGCAGGGCTTGACGCAGTGTCTGGACTCGTTCTAAGGCTGAGTCGAGGTACGTCATTTTATCCCGCTGACTCATCCTACGGCTTGTCTCTGCCTCCCGTAGGTTAAGCATCTCCTGCTCAATTTTAGCTACTTCATTTCTAGCGTTTTCAATATCGCGTTGGGTCTGATCGCTCATTTCGGCTACAGCGCGTTTGTATTCAGCTTCGGTTATGGTCCCGAGATATTCTGCGTATGTTTTTTGTCTCTGTGCCATTCCGTTTTTGGCGTTTTGACTTATGGTAGCCATATCTTGGCTGGTCTGACGATCAAGACCCGCCAGTTGCGTGGCTACGTTGTATTCATCATCTGCAGCGCGTTGCCTATACTGCATCGAAGCAGCGCCTGCCCCTGCAAGAGCCGTAGAAGCTCTTCCTGAAGCTCCCAGTAGACCTGCGATAAGTCGATCACGATCACGAGCCTGTGGATCGGCACGTTCAGCCTGCAGTCTCCGCAAATTCGCTCTGTTTTCGTCTAAGTTAGCGTCGGTTTTGTATTTTTGTACGGCTTCAAGACCTGCTTGGTCCTGCGCCTTGGGGCCAAAACCTGCTATACCTTCATCACCAAGCCCGAAAACTTTACTTGTACGTCCTTCTAGGGTTTCCCCTTCCTCAAGAACAGAAGGAATCCCTTTAGACGCATCCAATTTCGGAATGTTGATGGAGCCGGGATCAAAACCCTGTCTTCCCACTGGAGGCTGTCCCCCCACTGGAGGCTGTTCTTCCACTGAAGATGTTCTTGTTGGAGGCTCAGCGAAGCCGCTTTGCCTACCTTTTTCCCTAACCACTCTAGCTATACTAGCGGCATCGGGGTTGTCCCCAAACATTTCAAGGGTGTACCCACCAAGGTCGATTAATTTCTGTTTGTCCCTTCTTACGATAGCGTCCTGTATATCCTGTACCAGTCCGCCATTACTGAACCCAACAATCCCCCCTGCACGGGCACGGGCTATATTAGGGTTTATCCGGCTTGCAACCTGCCCTAATCCTTGTTGGACACCGGCAAGTTGTTGGGGGGTTGCAGCACCTTCCTTACCCACTCTCTGCATGTTCTTTGCTTGGGCTTGGTTCTGCGTCCGCATGATGCCGCCAATCTGGTTCACCATGTCTTCTTTAGTGCGCCCGACAGCTTCAGCTTCTAGCTGTGCCAGAATAGTGTCTTGGGGAGGCTGCGTGTTCAGTTGAATCTGCCGTTTGGCAGCTTCTTTCTCTTTGTTTACCTGCTGTAGTGCGAGCAAGTCGAGAAGGTCCTGACTACCTTTGGCCCGTTGAGCAAGCGCATCTGGGTTAGCGCGGTAGGCATCTACCTTGTCATCAACCGTTGCAGCAATTCCTTGGTTAATCA